TGCCATCCTTCAAGCGCGCAAGTGGATTTACCGCCGCACCGGCTCGACTCATTTCGTTGCCTATCAGGACAAGATTCAGGCCGGAGTGATGGAGCACAAGTACAGCACCGTCGAGCGCCCTGACGGAACAGAGAAGACCACCGAGCAGGCGCGCGTTACTCCAAAGGGCCTGGTCAGGCTCGCTACCATCATTCGGGAGGCCGCATGATGGCCAGATCGCGCAATATCAAGCCTGGGTTTTTCCAGAACGAAGACCTGCAAGAGCTGGACTTTGCCACTCGCCTGTTCTTCATCGGCCTNTGGACTGAAGCCGACAAGGAAGGNCGCCTNGAAGANCGCCCGAAGAAGCTGAAGAACGCACTNTTTCCGGCTGACGACGTGGAAGTCGAGCAGATGCTGGACGGCCTGGCCGCATACGGATTCATCAGCCGCTATGAGCGCGCTGGCAAGAAGATCATCCAGATCGTGAAGTGGGCCAAACACCAGAACCCGCACCGCCGCGAAGCGCCGAGCGCTCTGCCTGCCGAGACCGATGAGGTCGTGGAGGAAGAGCAGCAGGCCGAATCAGGGCCTCAAAAAGCTGACACCGAGGCGTCCTTCGAAACCTTCTGGAAGCTGTACCCGCGCAAGACCGCCAAGGATAACGCGCGCAAGGCCTTCGCGAAGATCAACCCCGATGCCGAGCTGCTGGCCCAGATCCTCGAGTCTCTAGCCAGGCACTGCACCTGCCAGGGCTGGCTGAAGGATGACGGGCAGTTCATCCCGCACGCGGCCACTTGGCTCAACGGGAAGCGCTGGAACGACGAAGTGAAGCCGGCTGGCAATGTGCACCACTTCCCGGGCGCATCGCGTCACGGCGGGTTCGATCAGCGCGACTATAGCGCCGGCCTGGTACAGCGGGAGGATGGCACCTATGGGTTCTGAAGCCATCAACCTGACCGTCGATCCGCTCGAGCGCCGCTTTGGCATCGTCGCCAAGGAGCTGGCCATCTGCGATCAGCACGGCGAGTACGCTGCAATCATCAGCAAGCACAAGGAAGGCCCGAGTGGCTGCCCGACGTGTGCCGAGATCCTCCAGCGCGAGAAGGATGCAGAAGACCAGAAGGCGTTGATGGCGAAGATCGCCGCCGACCGCCTGGCTAACAAGCTCGGCGCCGCGCTGATCCCGGCCCGGTTCCGTGATCGCACGTTTGAGAGCTACATCGCCACCGAGCCGAAGCAGGTCAAGGCGCTGAGTATCTGCCGAGGCTACGCCGAAAACTTCGCCGAGCACTTCGAGGCGGGCCGCTGCCTGCTGCTGCTCGGCAACGTTGGCACGGGCAAGACGCACCTGGCTACCGCGATCGCCAACCACATCATGCGCACGACGACCGCCACGGCCGTCTACCGCACCGTTGGCGGCATCCTGCAGCACATCAAGGGCAGCTACGACCGCGAAAGCGAGTACAGCGAAGCTGACGCATTCGCGGCCTACACCAAGCCGAGCTTGCTGATCATCGACGAAGTTGGCGCGACCAAGCCGACCGAGTTCGAGCTTGCCACCCTGTTCAACATCATCAACGGCCGGTACGAGGAGCAGCTTCCCACCGTCGTGATCTCCAACATGCCAGCCGGCGAACTGTCCGGCGCCCTGGGCGAGCGCTGCGTGGATCGTCTGCGCGAAGGCGGCGGTATCGCTGTCGGCTTCGACTGGAAGTCTGCGCGCGGGAGGGCCAAGGCATGAACCGCTCCCGCTCAATGACCCTTCCCCAGCGAGTAATCGTCGATCAGCTCAAGGCCGATGGCTTCTCCGTGGATCAGGAAGAAAACACCGTCGTGCGCATGAAGCGCGGCAACGACTACCGACTTGTGCAGATGGATGGCGCGGTGAAGCGCGCTTTGGGGGCGAAGCGATGAGCAAGTGGAATGAGTTGAAGTCTTGGGCCGAGGCAGTAATCGGACTCAACAAAACCAATCTGTGGGATTGGGTTGCCTCGGTAGAGGACGGTCGTCTCGGCAAGACGCATACGCTGTTCGCTTTGGCTGCCAATCCTGCCGCCATCCTCGAGCTGATCACGGAGAACGAGCGCAACGAGCGGATGCTTCTTGCAGCGTGCGTGGATATGGGCGCGATCGGCGAAGGCTCGCGACCTGGTCGACACCATCGTCGAGCGCATGAAGGGCTACAGCAAGACCAGCAAGCGGCAGAAGCTGGGCAAGGCCGGGCAGTCCTACCTGGACCAGATCGACGCGGTCATGGAGCAGTACGAGTTCCGCGCCGTGTCGCTGCGCGAGCTAGACCGGCGGGTATCGTTCTCCGAGTGGTACGACGAGCAGGTGAAGGCCGGCAAGGACCCCTACGTGCCTGAGTTCGTGCTGCGCAGCCAGGGCAAGACCCACTACAAGGGCCTGAGCCTGGCGCAGCTGCAGGAACTGGCCGAGTTCGTCGCCCACGTCGACCACCTGGCCAAGACCAAGAACGAGCTGTTGGCCAACAAGCGGGTGAAGGATCTGGGCGAGGCCAAGGCGCTGCTGATCGGCGCCATGGTCGACAACCTGGATGCCAAGCCGCGCCGGGCGCTCAACGACTCCAGCCGCGAAATGACCCAGGTCATGCGTGACTGGCTGGCCGAGGGCAACAGTTCACTGATGAAGCTCGAGCAGATCATCGAATGGCTGGACGGCGGCGACGCCAACGGCCCGTGGTCGTCGATCTTCTGGCAGCCGCTGGCCGAGGCCCAGCACCAGCGCGACGACCTCAACAAGCGGGTGACCGGCGAGGTGATCAAGGCCACCAACCAGTGGTTCAACGAGAACGGCGCGCGCGCCGGGCAGAAGGTGCACATCAAGAGTCTCGGCCAAGCGATTGACCGCAATGGGATTCTTGCCGTGGCGCTGAACACCGGCAACGCCTCCAACCTGGACAAGATGCTGCGCGGCAACAAGTGGGATCAGTCGGTGGTGGACGAGATGCTGGGCCACATGTCCGAGGCCGACTGGCGCTATGTGGTGGAGATGTGGCGCATCGTCGAGAGCCTGTGGCCGGAGATCGTCGCGCTCGAGCAGAAGGTCAACGGCATTGCGCCGGAGAAGATCGACGGCCGCAAGCAGATGACGCCCATCGGCGAAGTGTCCGGCGGTTACTGGCCGCTGGTCTACGACGTGCTGTCGCCGGAGTACGCCCAGGTGCTGTCCAATCTGGGCGACCTGGCTCCGCTCAACGAGCAGGGCGGGGTGCGCGCAGGCACGCCAAAGGGGCACACCAAGCAGCGCGTGGACGGCTTCGCCGCACCGGTGCTGCTGGATACCACCGTGATCGGCCATCATCTGCAGGGCGTGATCCACGACCTGACCCACCGGGTGGCGCTGGCCGATGCGCGGCGACTGGTGACGGCGCCGGAGGTGCGCGCGGCGATGAACCAGCGCTTGGGCGAGTTCCAGGCGGCGCAGTTCGCCAACCTGCTGGACGGCATCGCCACCGACCTGTCGGCCGGGCCGGCCAAGGGCGTGGGCGTGTTCCGCCGGACCATGAACGCGCTGCGCAGTAATGCCGCGGTGGCGTGGATGGGCTATTCGGCGACCACCATGCTCAACCAGCTGGGCGGCTATGCCCAGGCCATGGACTACTTCGCCCAGAAGGGCGGCCGGCGCGAGTACCTGCGCGCCATCGCCCGCTTCGCTGCCAGCCCGCTGCAGTCGCGCAAGCTGGTGCTGGAGATGTCCGGCGAGATGCGCAATCGCGACATCAACCTCGACCCAGCGATCCGCCAGGCACTGGAGCAGGTGGTGCGGGTGAAGACCGGCGGGGCGGGTGACGTGCTGACCAGCATCCGCAACGGGCATGACGCCATCAAGCGCTACGCCTTCGTGCCGATGCAGGCCGTGCAGAACCTGGTGGATACGCCGGTATGGATGGCGGCCTACGAGCTGGAGGGCGGGGTGGACAACCACGAGGCGGCGGTGCAAGCGGCCGACCGCGCGGTGCGCCTGACCCAGATGGCCGGCGGCGCGAAGGATCTGGCGCCGATCCAGCAGAACGAGGTGGCCAAGTTCTTCCTGCTGGTCTACGGCTACGCCTCGCTGCTGTGGAACCGCAACGTCGACATTGCCCGCACGGGCGCCGCGGCCATCAAGGCCAAGGACGCCCAGGGCGCGCTGGTGGCGCTGGAGCGCTTCGTCTACCTCAACATCCTGCCGTCGCTGCTGTCCGGCCTGATCAAGGGCCAGCTGCCGGACGACGAGGACGATGAGGACTACAGCTGGCCGGAGTACCTGGCCATCCAGTCGCTGCTGAGCGTGAGCAACGGCGTGCCGCTGGCGCGTGACGCGGCGAACGGCATGTTCTCCGACTTCGGCTATGGCGGCATCTCGCCGCTGGGCGGCGGCATCGACAGCGCGATCCGGGCGACCCACTCCAGCAAGTCGGAGGCCATCGTCACCAACATGCTCAGCGCTACCGGCATGCTGACCGGCCTGCCGTCGTCGCAGGCCAACCGGGCGGTGCGCACCTTCTACGCGCTGGAGGATGGCGAGCTGGAGGCCGATGCGGCTACCATCCTGCAAGGCATGCTGTTCGGACCGAAGAAGGAGAAGTAAGGATGATGGTGACGGGATTGATCCTGGGCGTGATCTTGTGGTGGCTGCTGCGGCAGGGAAATCCGCATACCCGCGCGTACCGGGTGCGGCGATTCGTCAGCTGGTTCGCGCTACTGCTCACCGCCTGGGCGGGCGCCGTGGCTGCCGGCCAGCGCGACACCGGCGCTGGGCTGGTCCTGGGCGGCCTGTTCTGGCTGGCGGCCATGCTTGTCCTCGCCGCGCCGTCGACCCTGGTCTATTACCTGTGGAAAGTCAGGCGCTCCTGACCCGATCCGACACACACAACCCCGCTTCGGCGGGTTTTTTATTGCCCAAATTCCAGGCCCCGCCAATGAGCGGGGCTTTTTTATGCCCACACGAAAGGACATGCCATGACCGTTCAGACAAACACCAACGTCGCCAGCTTTAACGGTAACGGAGAGACGCAGATTTTCCCGATTGCGTTCAAGTTCAACAATGACACTGATCTGGTTGTGCTGCTTGTTGATGACGCAACTGGCGCTGTCTCTCAGCTCACATTGAACTCTGACTACACCGTCAGCGGCGAGGGTGATGAAGAAGGGGGGCTGATAAACGTAGTAGTAGCGCCAACGGACGGGAAGCGCCTGTTCGTGTCGCGGGTTGTCGATATCCTGCAAATGACCGATCTACGCAATCAGGGCAAATTCTACGCAGAAGTGCATGAGGATGCGCTCGATCTGCTTACAATGATCGCTCAGCAGCATCAGTCGGA